TGACCTTCTTTCTCTATTATAGTTCCACCACAATCAGGTATAACCCAAGCCTCTATACACAATTGATTAGTTAATAGCCCAGATAAGGAACCTTCTCCTAAAATATCATGATTATCTCCTAAGATATTCGCTTTAGAATTAGTACCTACTGCTGTAGGGGCACCTAATTTTGTCATAGCCCCTTGAGGAACTATTATACTATCGCTTATACCGTCAAATAAGAAGGCATGATTGGAACGACTTATTACCGACATATAATCACAACAAACGGTCTACTGGTACAAATTGAATTTCTAGTTGGTAAATATTTTCTCCAGCATTATAAGAGATATCTAATTTATTTACTGTACCTTTTATACCAGTCTCGTTACCTGAAAATTCAATACCTGCTGGATTATTATTTCCTTCACTACCTTTATTTTTTCTAGTTTTATTCCACCCTGTAGGCATTATAAAATTTCTAGCAACATAGGTATCATTATCTGCTTGTATTGCTGAGTTGTAAGGGATTTGTATACCAACTATGTAATCACTTCCATATCCAGAGGCATCAAACGCTAAACCCGCTCCTGTTGAAGCAATGGCTGACCCCGCTGCTACGCTCGCACCCGCTGTATGAATTGCACCCACAACCGCAATTGCTGCACCTCCTGCCATTAAACCAACACCAAGGATTTGTTTCTTCCGACCTGACTTTTTTGAGTTATTCATAATCCCATACAAGTCCATAGCCTTATCTCCAGCAGACCTTTTTTGTACAGTTAACCCCCCTGTAAATATATTAGTAAGGGGGAGTTCTATGCTACAATTATTAGTAATCCAATTAGGAGTTTTATTGTTTCCGATACTACCTTCTTTGTCTTGAGAAATTATAAGAACAGAATTCGTTACACTAGTTATTGCTGAACTAGCAATTGTAGCCGTGAAATTAGCGGCTAAGATAGTGGTGTTTTGAATTAAATTATGAAGTTTAGATACAAAATCTGCTGAAGTTCTTGAATTTTTTGCTTCGCTGGCTATGCTTACACCAATCTCAAAGTTATTCTGCTCTGTGGCATTAGTTGGGTTAGTAAATGGAGTACTCCCATTTATTGCTTTAAATTTAATTATAAACTTATCACCAAGACTAGAAGTAAGTTGTAATTTTAAATTACTGTGTGTACCAATAATAGTATTTTCTGTAAACATTTTATCAAAATTATCTTGGAGCATAAAAGACCCTGCACCACCACCTACATTCCCCACAGGTAAAGGTTGTAAAAGTGAAAAATCAATACTTGATGTTGCATGTATGTTAGAACCTACGGTATTTATATCATCTGTTAGTATTGCTTGTATATTCATAAGACCCTTATTCATATTAAGGTCTACACCCATTCTCTGACCTCCACTGAAGGGTGTAGCCATACCACCTGTTTTTCTTTGTGTAGTCAAAGTCATACTAGTGGCACTTATTTCTGTCAACAGACCATCATCATGTACTAACCGAATAGGTACACCATTACCAGCAGCCATTATACATACCTACTTGATGTTGTTGTGCCACCCATTGCTCTTGCAACTTCTTCTTGCATTAAATCAGCCATTTCTCTAGCCATTACTCTCTTATCAGAACGGTCAGTCATACCTGAAAGATTAATGTTTAAAGTAAAATTTTGAGCAACTCCACCTGAAACTGATGTCCCTACTGAATTTGTAGTTGTAGAACCTTTATTGTTACCACCAAATAAGCCTCCTATTTTTGAACCTATACTATCTGTTACACTAAAAACTAAATCTTTTATATCTTTCATTTTTCCCCATAACCATTCAAAAGGTTTTTTTAAATCATCTATTATTCCTGAAAAACTTTCACCTATAGAATCTTTCATATTACCTATGTTTTCTCTTATTGATGCTATTTTACTCCTTATACCCTTAATCGCTTTTCCCATCGCGGTTCTAACAGTATCAGGAATCCCTACTATAAAGTCTCTTAGACCTAGTAATCGTTCTACTGCACTATCCTTCATTTTACCAAACATATCTGGTATCCCTTTAATTACATCAGATATTTTTGACACTTGTTTTATAATAAATTCTAATATTTGTAGAAAGATATTTTGAGCCATTATAAGTAATGGGTCGAATATAGGACCTATATGTTCATCATAGAATTTTCTAATTTTTGAAAACAACTTTAATGCTGCCTCATTAATGCCTTGAAATACGTTTCTAACTATTGTACCAATCTTACTTATTCCTGACTGTACTCCACTTATTCCACTAGAAATAAGACTTGTTGCACTTTGAACAGCATTTAAACTTGAGAGCATTGAAATAATACCAGAAGCCATTAGAAATCCTCCGCCTGTAAGAACGAGTAATCAAGGGTAACAAGGTCACTACTATCAGAGTTGCTACTAACTCTATCTTTTTCTGCCTGTTTTTCCTCTTCTACTTTAACAGCCAGAGCCCAAGCGAGAGACTGTCTGAACATATCTTCACTCATACTATAAACCTCTTTTAATGATATTGTATAATGTTGTGCTACTATATATGCGAGCATTTGAAGATGCATTTGAATATCTGAAGAATCATGTACTTGTTTATTCTTCAGAAATTTTTGCACCTTCACTTGTTCGCTTTCGTAAACCCCCCTTGCATAGCCTCTGCCAACTCATCAGGTTTGGGTAAAAGCGAAGCCAGTTGTTCACCAGCATATGCGTTGAGTTGTTTTAATTCATCAGTGGTTAATTCAGGGTTAGTACCTACTACCCAATTTGTAAAAGCATACGACCAGTATGCCTCTAAGTCTAATTGGACACCATCATCATTTACTACAAACATAGTTTGTGCTGCCTTTTGTACATCTAAGAAAGTAGTATCTCTAATCCACACTTCCATTACTGCTTCTGAGTCATCCTCATCCACCATTATTTCATGTTTCATTTCATTCTTCTTCGTCAGTATTCGGTTTTTGTTCACTATTTTTGTCATCTTTTGTCACATCCTCGGTTACAGCCGTTTCTTCAACGGGGGTATCCAGCGTCACTTCAGCAGCCTCTTCTAAGGGGGCTTCAGGTTCACTTTCTTCTGGTGCTATTTCGGAAATACCTTCATCATCTCGCTTTAACCGCAAGACAACTTCGGCTTTTGTTCCTCTAATTGTTAAGTTACGCTCTCTACAAACATCTTGTAGTTCACGTACTGTCATAGAATCATAATTTATATTAAGAGAAAATGGAGTATCAATTATTTCTGTATCATCAATCTCATCATCGGAAGGCTCCTCTGGGACATCTTGGGCATCTGTTCCCAAATCAATATCGGCAGGCGCATCAACCTCTTCTTCTATATCTTGGTTAATTACACCTTCTGCTACTTCTACCCATGATGGTTTAATTAAAGACTCTAATAAATTATCTATACTATTTCTTGTTGGTAGTTTGAAGACCTCATCTGTAGGTTGAACTCCTATTTTTCCTGATAACCACATAATATAACGGCTTCTACTTACTCTATTGTAAGTCTTAACTCTTAATATTTTTTCTGGCATCATTTTAAAACCTCAAGAATGGAACAAAGTATCAATAGACGTAACTCTTATAGATTTAGGCATAATCTTCAACATACTTCTCAATGGGCCCTTATCTTCAGGTATAGGTAATGGTGCTTCTGTAATGAAATAATCATCTATAACTATCTCTATTGTTTCTTTAGTACCAGAGCCACCTTGTTTTACAAATGTAAGTCTTATCATATCTGAGTCTGTTGTATCTGAAGTATCATCATCAAAGTTATCTACTCCTCTCCTCATATTATGATAGAATAATGGGTCATCAACAATAATTTCTAATTCCATATTATAATCTGTTTTACCTTCTACAGAAATAGTAGGATTACGTGTACCAGCAAATGGAACTTGGTCAGTCTTTGAATCAGTAACATTAGCGCCAGAAATTGTGTAATACTGTTGTACACCTGTAGAACCATTAAGTTGGAAACTAATTACTTGACCTAGTGTAGTTCCTTTTACTCTGATGGTACCATTGTAAAACATGAATGGCTTCTGTGTTCTCTTGGCTATACCTGATACTTTCCTTTTTACTTCTGTGTTTGCTGTATCTTCAAAGAGTCTATGAGTATCATATCTATCCCCTTTGGTGTCTTCTAATCTACCTGTATCTGTGTAACAAAGAGCAGAGTCAAAGTTTACTGTCATTCTTAAAGCAGCATCAGTATCCGCTTTCAAAGAAAAGTCTTTCACTTTACATCCTCTGAAAACACGAGTTAATTGTTTAGGGTCTCCAGCACTACCGTCTACTATATCAGCAGCAGTACCATCTACATCATTTCTTCTAATACTAACTTCCATAGCAAAAGAAGGTAGAGTTGTTCTTGAGAACATTAATTTCTCTATCGGGTTTTCAAGAGTTCCGAATGTACCAGCAGTAGAACTAGCAGCAGTTGTAAGTAGATTAGGGCTACCCTTAGACCCATCAGCCATGAACCTACAGAAGTAGATGTCAGAATCTGAAGTATGACTGAAATTGAATGGGTCGTCAACCCATATCTTATTGTTTATTATAGCGACAATCCTTCTTATTTCCGTCTTCAGTGCCTTGCTGATTATGCTATCTGCACCTTGTGTGGGCCAAATACCATCGCTGGTTGTCTCCCTGTGAGTGTTTACATCCGTGGTATTGAACTCTGGTATGATGACATAATCTCCAACTGTCACTGCTTCATCGCCATCCGACCCCAGTTCACTAATTGGTGTGCCTGTGTATGCGAAGTAGGAATCACCGGGTGATATAGGACCGTCAGTCTCTAGGCTTGCCGTAGTGCTTGTTGGGCCACATAGAGCAGATGGACTGAAAGCGAGGGAGTCTGATGTCGTCAAATTAACCTTAGTACCGCCCTCCTGAAATCTCATAGTACTATTTGCGGCAGTGCCGCCCGGTGAGTCGCTTACTGCCGTCAGTCTGCCTACATACGTACCGTCACTTTTGAAAATTGCATCTCCAGCAGCGACTCCTGTGATTGCCCCGTCTAATGCAATTACAGTAGAAGTTCCTGCTGCGATAGTGTCTTCTACTTTACCGCTTATGGCTGTGAGTGGTAGTTTGGCTACCTCGTGACCTAGTGCGTAGTAGAACCAACGCCCATTGTGAATATTACACTCAAATGAACCACCTGTATTGATGAATTTACCCGGTGTTTGTATCGCTACATCTCTACCAAGACCAACGACATGAAATCTCTTTAAATCTACTATAGTCTCTGGTAAAGCAACAGTATTTACTAATCCGACAAACTGGTCAGTCAAAACTCTCTCTGCCGCAGAAGTTGCAGTAGCGTGATGTGCCATTCCTATATCTAATGCTGGAGTTTTGAATGGTAAGATATGCATAGTCCCATTAGCGGTATCTACATTTGATGAACTATGGTCTGTCTTTAAAGCAGGAGTTAATGTTAGAGTTGTACTAGTTTGACCTATTATAGTATACATTCTACCTGATTTGTTGTAGTTATCGTCTACACTCCAACCACTACTAATTCCACTAAATGTGACTTGGCTACCCACAAGCATACCTTTTGGATATTGTAATTCCTGAGAGTTATTAACAGGAGCGTCCGCAACACCACCAAGGAAAGATATTATGCTAGTATCTTTAATTAAATCTCTTGTTCCAGTATTCGCTCTGATTTTAAAATCAGCGTGCATTCCTGCTGTCGTTAACGTCAATCCTGTTTCGTGTCCGAAGGTTATTTCGGACAAATCACCCTTGTATACTGTTGACGGCATGGCTCTCTCTCACCTCATGGGATTAGTTCAGCAAAGATAACAACTTCTATCTGAAACGTAGTTCTGAACATCATTTTGCTTCTATCGGATAAATCCGTTCGTGTTTTAAACACTAATCTATCGTAGTTAATACCATCCCCTTTACGATTGATATGAATACATCTACGGATTTCATTTTCCATTAATTGCATCTGTTTTCTACTCCTCATTGTTCTTGAATCTAATGTAATATTTATTCTAGTAGTAACAAAGTCATACAATAATTCTGGTGTTTCTTCGTTATGTGCTGTTTCAAAGACTAAGATATAATCATGATTTTTTAAATCTAATCTTTTTCCTCTCTCTGCTCCTGTATCCGCTATATCTATAATAACAGGTTTGTAGTTACTAGTGTTGCCTCTATTCCAGTTTCCCTTCAACACTGCTAACACAGCATCAATACCTTCTAACCAAGTGGCGGTCATTTCTCATCCTCCACTTTATTCATAGGTAATATTTTACCACCTGAATAGTTAAAATTATGTCTAAGCATTTCTGGATTTCCTTCTGTGAGCATTCTTTCATCTGTGATTTTTAAAGCCCTTGCTATCATTTCAGGGTCTGCTGGTTGTAACGTTTTAAGACTTACAAAGTGACCATCTTTAGGTATCAACCCGAAACCTTCCATCTCCTCACGTTCTTTACTTGCTCTAATAGACGCTGGATTTTTAGTAAAATAATTACGAAGGTCTTCTTGGGCAGCAGGTTGATTTGCAAATTCTTCCCTAATAATTTCCCTAGTATCTTGAAGAGGAGTTGGTGTCATAGGAAAGCCACTACTTCCTTATATCTAGGTAATGTAGAATCAATATCTGCTTTGTACATTTGAATTTTAGACGCAAGGTCTACGTTTTGTGTACCTTCAGGGATTAACACACTTCTATCATCATTTAATAATAAATCAATAACTACCATCTTAGTACACACATCTTCTATTGCTTTCTCTAAATATCTCTCTCCATATATGTAGGTAGCCTTAACTGCGTTCCACTCAAAAAATGGATATGAATTGTTAAAGTAAATAATTCCCATTTCTGGGTCTATCCACCAATCACGAAGTCTACCTTGGTCTCCACTACTTCCTTGTAGGTCTACACTTAATCTATTTTGACTGATTGTATGTGAGCCACTTGCTAGTGTATTAAGAGGAGTCCCTATTACATTTTTACAACCAGTAAAGGCATTAGTTGTTCTTCCTGAATAACTAAAAACTTCTGCCCCTACTAAACAAACTCCTGCATCTGTGAAAGAAGAAGTAGAAGTAATTGTTACTGTAATTGAGCCTTGATTACCATTAGGGAAAGTTAATTCATCGTTTGTTAGATAACCTGAACCTGCATTAATAATAGTAATAGCAGTCACAACTCCATTACTAACCGTTGTATTTACAGAAAATCCAGTTCCTGCTCCTCCTGATAGTAAAACACCATTTGTAGCAGTATAACCACTACCTCCAGAAAGATTGAAACCTACTATACTACCATTATCAGCAAGAGTTGTTGATACATTTATTGTATCTGAACTTACACTGTTACTATTAGTAGATGCTCCATCGCAATCTTCTATAGTAATATTAGGATTAGTACAGACTATACTAGCAGTTTCACCTGCTTTAGTAGGCCTCATACTAGTTATCTTAACTAAACCAGTTCCCATATCTGAGTTAGCAGTAGCAAAAAATTCATTATTTAAAGCAACAGCAGAACTGCTACCTTCCAAAGTAAATGTACTCGCTGCATTGGCTTGGTCTAAAAGGAAATTAACACTAGTTTTACCTACCCTATCTTCTTTATTAATTAAATCAGCAAGATTTTGAGCAGTAGTAATTTTATCAAATGCTGCTCTCCATTGGTCAGTAGCAGTACCTATTGTTACCTTAGCAGAACTACCATTTCCGGGAGACATAACAAAAGAACCGGTAAGTGAATTCACACTATCCGGGAATTTTATTTTTGCTTCTGCTGCGCCTATCTCTCGATAAGAATCTCCTTGCCATAGTTCGAGGCGTAATATTTGTTGTATATTTCTAAAAAGTAGAGGGGTAGTACCTACATAATCAGTATAGTATCTACGTCTGTAAGGTTTGTATGTGTCAAAATTAATGTATTCGGCGGAAACTAAATTAGGTCTCCATGAGTTATGAGTTATATTATCAATTTTATCTTGCATACGTCTAATAACATCATCTACTTTGTCCTTAGTAATACCTCGTGTTTTACCATTTGTAAATGATGCTTGATTCTGAACATACGCATTATCAGCAACTTGATAATCTGCTGGTGTTATGCTACCACTGAATGTAATTTTGACACTACCTGCCTTAGTTGAAGCACCTTTGCCGATAGCAGACACAATTAGGTCCTCATGACCTAGAGGGTCAGCGTCACTATAGACTCGTATTTTATCTAGTAGTGCAAACCCATGGTTACGGTATTCTGCTCCTGTAATGTAAATAGCACTTGCATCTGCATCTTTACTCATTAGTACTGCTTCACCCGGACCTATATCTAACAGGTCTGCTACTTTTTGTGCAGATGAATATACTACTTCTGTAGGGTCAAGAGGTCTTGTCTCTCCTTCACCGGGACTGAATACTTGTGGCATTAAAGTCTCGCCTCCTCATTCCTGTTTCCTAGATTGTATTCCATAGGTTTCTTACAGGCACTACAATCTTCTACCCACATAAAGTGAAGAAGCCCACACCCTGTACATCTTGTACCTGAACCTATATCTAAAATGTCACCAATATTTTTATTTCTATTATTCTGTTTAGAGACTACACCAGCCAATGGTTTTTCTGTATTATGTACAGAACCAATACCTAAAGATTCCGCTAACCTTACATTTTCTTTTTGAGCACGAGTAATATCATCAAGTTCAAGAGTTTGTATATCAAAACTCATTCATACCCCTCACCATCATACGTACGTCACTAAGATAAAAATATTCCCTAAAACAGTAACCGGGTCTGATGCTACTAATGTAGTACCGGGGTTCAAAGTACCTACTGCCGCAGCAATAGTGGTTGATAGTGTAGCCGGGTCACTGAACTCCTTCGGTGAGAAGGGTCCTACAACTTTGTATTTAGGTGTTACAGCCATTTAAGACACCGCCTTAGCGTTGTCCTAGAATCCACCAACGGCCATCTTGTGTGTGTACGGTACTCGCTGCTCCGAGATTACCATTACCAAAAACCACTCGACTGTTAGTTTCGTCAATACTTACTGCTAGTGTGCCGTCGTTTAGTGTTACTGCACTTTGGTCTGGACCCATCTTGTATAGTGCTGCATCTGCAACACAAGCAAGTGAATCAGAGTCGAGTGCCATACCTGTAGCGTTTGCCGCCATAGTCGCAATTTTACCAAGGCGTGTGCCATCTGCTAGATAGACTGATTCTCCCACATTGAAGTGTAGTCTCATGTCCACCGTCTTCACAGTGAATGTCGTATTGCTTGAACCATCTCCAGCAGCCACTGCTCCGTCCTTCACGACTCCTGTGTTGTATAGACTGGTTACGTGTCCACCTGCTGCAAAAACTGTAGATAGGGTATCTCCAAAACCTACGTCTGTTCCTCCATCAGTGAATGTCCCTGTTAACATGAGCATATCACCCATTACGTGCGTTCTTATATCCGTTGTATTACTTGCCATTTTTTTATTCCTCCGTTAATTCTGATTCAATTGCTACTGGTGCTATTACTGGTGCTATTATTTCTTCCACTATTGCTACTGGCTCAGGTATTACTACTACTGGCTCAGGGGCTGGGGGATTTAGTATTAACTCAACTTGAGAAAGTAGAGTGGTTTTTGTTTTATATCCTCCACTTACTTTCCCTCCTTTTGCTACTATCCAATCCGCAATTTTTGCTTTTCTCCAAGAGGGGTCTGGTAACCCATCACCTAAAGCATCTACATGTAGCGCTTCAGAGCCCTCAATGCTCCAATGAGGAGGTTGAAGCCTCCTTAAGTGTCTATCAACCCAGACCTGTGTCTTATTTTGAGCAACACCTCTCTTAAATTCAGTACCACTATCAGGAGCATTCCTGACATATTCTGGTCCTAAAAAAGTAACTGTAGGCAATTAAATCACCTTAATTTAACATTAAAAATGTTAGGTTACATACGTTGTTTGCGCCTTCTGAGTCAAGTATGAATGCTGGAAGTAGACCACCTGTTGCTGCTGGTGATGTATTCACTGCATTTTTTATTCCTGTGTGTGTAAAACTCGCAGAAACAACTTCGTCTAAGTTTGCTCCTACCAATCCCATGATACCTACTATCTTGGATGCACCTGCTGTAATTACCATTGGTTCTACACCCGTAGCGACTATGTTAAATGAGAGGGTTACCATTCTTAGTGAACCTTCTGCATTCCCATCTGTGTTTGCCGCATTAAAGCCTGCTAATGTACCGGGGTAATCCCCACCTGCATTACCATCTAACCATTCTACGCTATCAATTGGTGTACCTGCTCTCAATCCTACATCTGATAGAACTGATAGTAGTGTAAAATCGCCATCGTCTACTTTTAGTGTTAGTCCATTTTTTGTAATTTCTGTTGTTGTCATAATTTATTCCTCCATGTATTTCGCATAAACCTTACTTAAGGTCACGAACGCTCCCTTGTCCACCAAAGAAAGTAGTCCATACTTCTCCCATTGTGCGGTATAGTCCTTCTTGACCAAGCCTGTTGATTGCGAACGGGTCGCCAGTTTCGATACCACTTTCGTAATATTGTGTTGGGATTGCTGTACTGAAGTATAGATAATCAGTATCTAAGTAGTACATACGACTTAGCCCGTCTTTTGCAATATCTTTGGAAGGGATTATTGGTACTCCGTTGTATGTTGCTACTACGAAACCTGCTTCCATTCCCGGTACACCCTTTACTCCGTTGTAAGTAGGTGTAACTCTCTTCTCTTCCATGAATCTCTGTTGGGACTGCAATAATTGTTGTAGTCTCATTAAAGTATCATATCCAGTTAGTATAACTTTTGGATTTCCTCCACGGACCCAAACTTTCTGGAATAAATCATCCATGTGGTCTAGAGATAATGTTCTATTAGCAGAGCCAGCATCAGCATTTACTTCAGCGTATGACCAACTGTTTTCTGAAGTTGACCTATCTATACTGTAGATATCGTCATCGCCAGCAGAATAATGAGTACCAGATGTCATTGGTGAATCACCAGAAGTAATTCTGTCAAGAGACTCTAGATTATTACCTGCTTTAACTCCAACATCAGTAGTCAACATTTTGTTAACCATTTCAGCGTGATGCTTACCCATTTCTTCTTTAAGAACTGAGCGTATGTCACCCATTCCATCATCCTTGTCAGCAAGGAAGATAGCAGTTTCAGACATATCGAATGTATGAGCGATAGTCTTAGGTTTTGCTGCTACATGTTGGAAGGTAGGCTTTACTGTATCTGGGAGTGTTGCGTTTTCTGCAACTCCACCATGAACTGCACCTGCATTAGGTTTGTCAGTTAGAACTCTCCATCCTGAGCGGTCCCATGGCCTCTTTGGTAGTATTGAAAAAGCGTTAAACTCTTGATTCATCTGTGACCATACTTTACGACCATAGATTGCTTGGTATGTACCAGCAGTAGATGACATCATTGGGCTGTCAGCCTTTAATAATTCACTACCTGAGTAGGAGTAACCCATTGAGTTACCTGCTCCATAATAATATCTTTCCATGTCTGTTACTGTACGTATATAATTTCTTGCCATTTTTAATCACTCCTGAATGCGCTGTTTGCTAGATTGTGTACTTCATCCCAACTCATTGTTGCGAGGTCTTCAGTAGAAGGAACTTCTACTGTAGGTAGGGACGCTGATTTTGCTATTGTTTCTCCAATTTCTGCTGGAGTTCCAATACTATCAATACGGGTTGCTAATTCTGCAAGACCTTTTTGGATATCTGATAGTGGACCACGAGCATCAAATTCTTGTGCTCTTGCTTTTGAAATTTCTTGAGTACGTTCATTAGTATATCGAGAAGAAAATTCAGATTCTAGAGAACCTTTGAATTCTTGCTCTAATGCTGCTGATTTGTATACTCCATATGCTGCTTCTATATCAACTTCAGAAACTCGGTCAGGTGTTAAGAAGCCTTTTGCTACTTTCTTACCCTTACCGCCTTTTCCTGAAAGACCTGCGTGAGATAGAGCATTAGCAGAAGGTGACCCACTTTCTGTTGCTCGACCTTTTACTTGACCTGTTCTTTGTGGAAGACTTTGTTCTAACTCTTCAGGTGTAGAACCAGCATTTGATTTGTTCAAATCATCAAAATGTGCTCTTGCAGACATTGTGTCTACTCCTGCACTCTTTAAACTAGTTTCCATCCAGTTCAGATACTCAGAGGTAATAACATCAGAGTAATCGGACTTTTCGACATCTTTTTCTTTTTTGTCCTCGTCCTTATCATCTTTCTTATCTTCCTTGCTGTCATCTTTTTTATCATCTAACCAAGGTGGCATACCCTTTTCCATAGAGTCAAGCCTGCCTTCTAGTCTAGACAATACGTCTGTCATTTGCGTCATTACTTCTGTGTCTTCGTTCATTTTATTCACCTTATTTTTTTTATCTTCTTTTAGTATTCTGAATGTTGCTTCGGGATTTATTCCTTTTTCACATATTGTTATTTCGTGTAGTTCCAGTTTGCTGATTTCTTGGTAATTGCCGTGTACTGGGTCTGATTTTCTGACTCTTTTGAATGCCTGCCCTCCAATACTAAATCCTCTTAATGAGCCTTTTCGTATTTCGGCAGCGACTTCTTTGGCTTTTTCGATGTCATCTCGTAGTTCTACAACTACAAACATTCCGACATCATCAACTTCGCTTTTCCACAACCTCCCTTCATTATCTGTATAATTTGGAATAACTTCACCCACTTGTATGTTAGAATGCGCTAATTGCACGTTTCTGTACTTTGGGTCCTCCATATATTTCTTAAATGCGCCTTTCAATGCTTCTTTTGTTATTTTGTCGCCTTGTTTATCCACTACTTCAACGCTGGCATAGCCAGCAACGATGAGGTCTCCGCCCTTGATAATGGTAAGGCCAGAATTTGATTCACGTCTGAGAGGGGATAGCACACTAATTCGATATTATGGAGTCATACTACTTATATGAAGCGGCAACGCCTAAACCGTTGATGCTTCTTTATCTTCACCAGAATCGTCGTACTGAATACCTTTTATCTTCCTTCTTCGTTCTTTTACATGTGGATATATTTTTTCTGCATCTTCAGTAGGTCTTGCTCTCATATCATAATCAGGTAACGTAGCCTCACCTTCTAAAGATGTAGGACCTCTAGGACTTTCAGTACCTCCACCAATAATACCAAGACCTTTACCACCACTCATAGGAAAATGTCCTTTTTCAAGAGCGTCTAATACTCTTTCAATTAAAACAAGCCCTTTTCGCATATCTGGTTTAGATATTCTTGAGTCTTCTATTATCTCTTCACTATCTTCTTCAATATCATCTTGCGCTTCTTTTGAAGGTATAGGGTCTTCTACTTTCTCAATTTTACCCTTTAACATCATACTAGCAACTTGAGACCAAAAAGGTTTGAGACTATCAGATAAAGTAATTGCATATCTGCTTTCTCCCATATCACTCATAATAGTTGTAGGAGTATGAGTCCAATAACCTAAATCTGATTTTTCAAGAATATAACTTACATCACTTTGA